AAAATAAATCTAAAGGAATTATGGAAGAGCCACCACCGTACCAAAAGGAAAGACTAAAAGATTAACAAGGAGATATCATGAATCTAGAAAAACTGCACGAAAACGTTTACTATTACAGGAATGCAATAGCAGACCCAGCCGCACTAATTGAGCTGATTAATAGCACAGAGGGCGAAGAGGGTATATCTAAAGTAGTTCCTTCTTGGGACCACTGGGAGGCTTGCAGTGGAGAATGTTATATCTACGGGGAAAAGAAAAACTTAAATATAGAAAACATGCTTGAAATCAATAATGATGAATCTAAAGAAAAAGCACAAAAAATAATAGACATCATTGTAAACTCAATGACAGATGTTTGTAAAGATTTTGCTAAAGACAAAGGTGTCACAGAAAAAGTTAATCTATCTCCATATATTGGTATAAATAAATATAAGCCTGGAACATTTATGGGAGGTCACTATGATCAACAAGAAGGAGATTTAAGATTAAAGTATTCTCTTGTTGCTTATTTAAATGATGACTACGAAGGCGGAGAGATTTCTTTTACAATTAAAGAAGGAATACTTGGCGAAGAAGATAGACCACGAGAAGACATTGATCATGAAATGAATAAAGAAAAAGTAACATTCTATCTTAAGCCAGAAGCTGGAAGTATATTAATTTTTCCTTCTTCTCCACCATATAATCACACAGCCCATCTTGTTAAGAGTGGTTATAAATACATGGTACCTGGGTTTTGGATGAACGAGGAGAAATAAATTGCATTACGAAGCTCAAGAACTAGCAAAAAATATTTTTTATTTTAAATTTGGAATTTATGAGCCACATAAACTCATAGAGTTTATTGAAAACACTGACGTGGACCCAGAGATAGACGAAAGTATTATTTCTAAATGGACACCATGGACTTCAAGCACAAGCCCAGATGATATATATGGATATAAAAAAAATATTAATGGTAAAAATAAAATATTAAGTCCAAAAGAGCTATATATATATAATAGTATAAGGTCAAGCATGATCTTCGCTGCATCTGAATATAAAATATACAACAACATAACAGACGACATACACATGTCTAAAGAATTTGATATTAAAAAATATAATACTGGTCAGATGATGGGGCCCCACGCAGACCAAAACGATGGGGACTCTAATTTAAACTACTCCATAGTTACTTATCTAAACGATGACTATGAAGGGGGAGAGATATCTTTCCCTAATCATAACGTAATGCTAAAACCAAACGCAGGCAGCCTTATAATATTCCCATCCTCAGATCCATATCTACATGAATCAAAAGAGATAACGTCTGGAATAAAGTATATGTCCCCAGGATTTTGGACTAAGCAAAAAACAGACTAGGTGATACAATAGTTATATGCTATATAAAAACATTGTATTAAAAGACAATCCAATTGGATTTTGGACTCTAGACGAGTCTTCTGGATCTATAGCCTATGACTATTCTGGTGCACAAAATCATGCTTCATATAATTTTACTCCAGTAAATCGGTACCTGCCCCTTGTTCCTGGCGGAGTCCTTGGAACAAAAATAAGCGGAACAGACAAGATAACACTATCTGACCTAAAAAGTCCATATGGGAATTACATACAGGGTGCCTTGGCAGATAAATATAGCTCAGATGTTTCATTTACATTAGAATGTTGGGTACAAATTAATGAGTGCACATCTGCCACAATATTTGCAGATGAAACAAACAGCATAGGAATATATTGGCAAAACAATTCAATAGTCTTTTCTATAGGAACATCAAACAAAATACATTATTTAGTTAAAGACAAATATAAATCCTTACACATTGTAGGCGTATATACAAACAACTATATGAGTCTATATGTAGATGGACAACTAATAGATACAAACGATATGTCAGATTTTGTTTTTACCAATTCTACTTTCCGTCCACAAATTGGAACAGTTGTAGGTGGGGCTGACGCTTACATGATTATTGATGCCCCAGCAGTATATAGATATGAGCTATCAAGTCATTCAATTACTACACACTATAGTATGGCAAATATACCAAGCTATGTGTCTATATCCGATCCAGAAAATGGTAAGTGCTTTTCAAACATAGACGGTACATCTTTATTAAGTTTAAAATACGAGTACGGATATAATAGAGATATACAGCTATTGCAAAATGATAGTCTTTATTACAATCCATCAAATAAAACAATTTCTATTTTTAAAACAGATACGCCAGAGTCAATAACAACTGAAGTTATAGATATAATATCAATACCAATAATGTTAGATTTTGTTTCTTCAAAAATTGAATGGTCGACTGATAATGGAGTATCTGTATATACAAGCTCAACAGGAGAAACAAACTCATATGTTGAATGCCAAAATGGATTTCCTATACCACAATATCAATATAACTCTTTAGATGCTTCTAATTTAATTTACCTAAAGGTTGTATATTCAACTGCAGACTCATCTAAATATACTCCTGTGTTAGACAAATTAAATATAACTCTTTATGGAACTTTAGAGGTAACATCATCTAATTCAGTTGCCACCATATCTTCTTCTTCTAACATTTCTATTGGTTCTGAGTCCAGCCCAGCGATAGCAAGAAATAAAAGATCTGGAATTAGGACTGGCGGAAATAATTCATTTACAATATCAGATACAGAAGAAACAAAGACAATTGAAATGATTTATACCCCAGAAACAATAAATGCAGCATCTTTGGTATCAAGAGGATCAAACTTTATATCCTGGAATCAGGCTGGTGCTATAACAAAATCTGGATTTGATAGCCTATATATAAATGGATCCCTAGTCTCATGGTCAAGCAATATATGGACATACTTAACAAAGAATCAGCCATCCCATATTGTTGCTATATTTACCTCACCTTCCTCAGATAACCTTGTATTCAATAATCAAGGCATAGCCGCTAAATATGAAGGCATTTCTTTGTATCCCTCATCTATAGCAATAAGCCCATCTGCCCATTATGCAATGCATATTGGCTCATACTACGAAAACATATCAAATGAGTCAATTACCGTGACAGAAATTGGTACTCCCATATATGATTATGACTTTGTTGTGGTCAAAACAGTATAATCTTGTCAAAGCCTTGGACAAAACCTAGACTTTAATATCAAATAATGGTACAATTAAGGTCTATGAATATCTTAAACCAGAAATCACAAATTTTAGAAGAAACTACACTAGGCATATACGTATGGGAAATGCCCGATGGCAGATGGATTGGAGACGATGATGGCAACTTCCTATCAGTCACATCCAAAAAAGGAAACAGATCTAAAATGGACGCTTTGGCTAGAGAGGTTCGCTCATACGGTATTTATGAGGGCCAACCTAAATTCCTTTCTGGCAGAAGAAAAATCGATGACGAAGAATTTGAATATCAAAACGAAAGACTAAAGTGGGGCCTAACACCAGACCCTATGGATATTGGTGTTTATAAAGACTCAATGTTAAGAAATGGTAAGGTAAAATGAAAAGGCTAGAATCTATAGAAGACGAAATTGATACAGTATCCACAATTGATATATCAAATACGTCCGACTGGTTTCATTTTCAAAAGCTAGATGGGCCTCAAGATGATCCATTTAAAATTGGCTTAGAAGAAATTAAAAAGTTAAGAGGCCTTGGAACAAACTTTAAACGTAAAATTAATCGTGACTTTTCAAAAGCATTTGTTGGAACAAGCGGAGTTTCAACACAGCAGAATTTATTACAGCAGGCAATTAGCGGGTATGCATTATTTGATCTAGTAGAGCCCACTTATAACCTAGAATACCTTTCAAAAATTTATGAAGTTTCAACGTATAACTACGCAGCAATTAATGCAAAGGTTTCAAATATTGTTGGGCTGGGATACATTTTTACAGAGACATCTAAAGCTAAAGATGCAATGGATGCAATTACAGATGATAAGCAATTAGATAGAGCCCGTGCAAAAATTGATAGAATTAAAACACAGCTAGACAAATGGCTTGATGATTGTAATGTAGAGGAGTCTTTTACAGAGACCCTCATAAAGGCCTACACAGACCTTGAGGCGACAGGAAATGGTTATATAGAGGTAGGACGTACAGTAACTGGAGACATAGGCTATATCGGCCATATACCAGCTAAGACAATGCGTGTGCGTAGATTCCGTGATGGATTTATTCAGTTGCTCTACGGCAAGGCAGTTTTCTTTCGCAACTTTGGAGACCTAGAAACACCTAGCCCAATTGCTGGTCAAGAAGATCGACCAAACGAAATTATACATTTAAAGAAGTATACTCCAATGAATAACTATTACGGAGTTCCAGATATTATTGCTGCACAACAAGCGCTGGCAGGAAATGAATTTGCAGGAAGATATAACCTAGACTACTTTGAAAATAAGGCGGTCCCAAGATATATTATTACAGTAAAAGGAGCAAAGCTTTCTCCAGAGTCAGAAAGAAAGCTACTAGAGTTTTTCCAAGTTGGACTAAAGGGAAAGAACCATAGATCGCTATATATCCCACTACCAGCAGATACCCCAGATTCAAAAACCGAATTTAAGATGGAACCAATTGAAGCAGGCGAACAAGAGTCTTCATTTAATATCTATCGTAAATCTAATAGAGATGAAATCTTGCTGGCTCACCGTGTCCCAATTAGCAAGATAGGCATCCCAGAAGGAATTAACTTAGCAGCAGCCAGAGATGCAGATAAAACATTTAAAGAGCAGGTATGTCGCCCATCACAAGATAGGCTTGAAAAGAAGCTAAACTATTTAATTGCAGAAAAGACAGATGTCGTACAATTAAAGTTTAATGAACTTAGCCTTACTGACGAAGAGACACAAAGCCGCATTGACGAAATTTATTTAAGAATGCAGGTAATTACCCCTAACGAAGTTCGCATTAGAAAGAACATGACAACCGTAGACGGTGGAGACGAAATGGTAGATTTAAAGCCACAGCAAGTGGCTGATCAAAATGCCAAGTCTACTGGCAACAGATTGCGAGACCAGCAAAGGTCCGCAAATGCCCCAGATAAAAGCGGAGAGGCCAGAAACCCAAAAGGTGATGGTCCAAAAGTCAAATAAGTTTAATCGACTGCTATTTGCGTTAGAGTAGATAAACCTATAAAATTAAGCATATGAACATTGAAAAAGGCCTATGGTCAAGTAATGGCGACAACTTGCACTTGTCAGTACCATTTACTAAAGTCAACCGTGAAAACAGAACAGTCTCTGGTTTTGCAACATTAGATAATGTTGATCAGACAGGTGATGTAGTTACTGCTGAAGCAAGCATGAAAGCATTTGAAAGCTTTAGAGGAAACCTTCGTGAGATGCATCAACCAATGGCTGTTGGTAAAGTAGTATCATTCAAGCCAGAAACATACTACGACCAAACAACAAAAGAATTTTACAATGGAGTTTATGTAACTTCATATATTTCAAAGGGTGCACAAGACACTTGGGAAAAAGTTCTTGATGGTACTCTTTCTGGTTTTTCAATCGGCGGAAAAATAACAGAGTCTGACAATGAAGTTAATAAGGCGGACGGAACACAGGTTAGATTTATCAAGGCTTACGATCTAGTAGAGCTATCAATTGTAGATTCACCAGCAAACCAACTTTGCAACATTCTTTCAATTGAGAAGATGAATGGCCAACTTGTATTCAAGGGTATGGCAGCAGATGTTGTTACAGAAAATATTTTTTATTGTGAAGAAAGCGATTCTGTTTTTATGTCAACAGAAAAAACTTTTGATTCACCAATCACAGGTAAGCCAGCAAAAATTATTGGCTGGGTAGAAAGTTCAGATATGAATAAGTCAAAAGAAATAGATAAGATTCTTGCTTCATTTAAGAAGACAAGATTAGCGTTGCCTGAAACACAAACAATTGCAAAACAGGCAAACGTAGAAGGAGGTAATGAGATGTCAGACGTACAAAATGATGTAGTTGTAGAAGCCGTAGAAGCAGAAACAATTATTGAAAAGTCTGTCGACGTTGTAGAAGAAGTAGCAGCAGTTGAGGCTATTGCAGAAACAACCGAAGACACAACTCCTGCCGACTCCGTTGAAGAAACAGTTGAAAAAACAGCTGATCCTGACTTTGCAAAAATGTTAGGCGATCTTAAGGGATTTTTCTCGGAGACACTCGCAAAGGCTACAGACGCAAATGCGGCTCAAGTTTCAGAAATTAAAGAAACAGTTGAGTCATTCAGCAAGAGCGTAAATGGTCAAATTGCAGAGTTGGCAGAAAAGCATAATGCATTAAGCACAGCAGTGCTAGAAATCAAAGGCACCATTGATGGTGTTCAAAAGCGTGTAGATGCCGTCGAAGGCGACACAGCTATTAAGAAGTCTTCTGATCTTGGCCGTTCAGAGGTTGTAACAAAAAAATCAACATGGAACGGTTCTTTCCTCGGTTCCGTAAATGAAATCTTTTCAAACTAAAGGGTAGGTGAAATAAAAATGAGTAATGAACTATTAGAAAAAGCAGTAGCAGCAGGTACAAATGTAACTGGTAGCTATGCATCCGCAACTGGTGGAACTGGAGTACACACAGCGTCTGAAAATGGCAATGGTGGACTTCTAAACCCAGAACAATCAGCGCGATTTCTAGACTATATGTTCGACGCTACCGTAATTGGTAAGGTTGCACGTACTGTCCGAATGAAAGCAGATACAACAGAGATTGACCGTATGTCTATCGGTGAGAAGCTTGTAAAGCTTGCAACTGAAGCAGACAACACAGGAGTTAACTCACCTGTAACATTCTCAAAAATTTCTTTGACAACAAAGAAGCTTCGCATGGACTGGGAACTTTCAACAGAGTCTCTTGAAGACAATATTGAAGGCGCAGACGTCGAAGATCATATTGCCAGAATGATGGCAACACAAGCAGGTAACGATATTGAAGATTTGATCCTAAACGGAGATACTTCACTAACTGGAGATGCTCTTTACAAGTCATTTGATGGCGCAGTAAAGAAGGCAAAGACTTCAGGTCGCGTAGTAGATGCAGCTGGAGCAGCCGTTTCACGTGCTGTATTCAACTCTGCACTTAAGGCACTTCCACGTAAGTACAAGCAGCGTCGTACAGACCTTCGCTTCCTTGCAGGATCAAACTTGATCCAGGATTACCTATACTCAACATCTAATTCAACAAACTTTGCAAACCCACAGGATATTGCTTCAGGCATCATCCGTGGTGATGTTCCAGTTGTTGGAGGTCCAGCAGGATATGTAGCTCCATACGCATTTGGTATTCCAATCGTTGAAGTTCCACTTCTTAATGAGACACAGACTGGTACATACGCCAGCCCATCAGGTTCACACGGAGATATCCACTTGACATTCCCAAATAACGTTGTTATTGGTATCAAGCGTGATGTTACTGTTTACCGCTTCTTCTGGCCACGTAAGGACTCAATCGAGTACACAATGTATACT